ACTGGAGAATCAGCAGTGTCAGGCCAAGTTAGTGACCACTAACTTCCGTGAACGGAAATTTTCATAGGTCGGACTTATAAGTCCATAAAGCGCGTTTATAATTTTCATTCTGAAGTTCTCCGAGGCTTTCTTGGGGTTCGGGTGGCATCTACATAGCCCAGAAAATTCACAAGGGCCACGGCGGTGCCTTCCGTGGCCTCGAGGACACATCGGCACGGGGCCAATAGGATGTCGCATAAGCATCAAGACCAGTCCGAGTTAGACGGGAACCCGGTCGCATCGGTGTCGGGGCGGGTGACACCGCCACCCTTTTCGGCGTGACGGGCGTTGTCACAGGGGACGCAGAGCACGCGCAGATTGGCGGGCGAAAGGGCCAAGTCGGGACGCTGCTTGACCGGAACTATGTGGTCAACCCGTGCCTGACCCTTGCCGGCAACAGGGGTGCCACAGGCGCTACATCGGTAGCCGGCCTTAATGAGGACGCTTCGTCGGGCCGCTTTCCAAGCGGGAGAACCATAAAACGGATGCATTTGGACACCTTTCATGAATAGGGGTGCCACAGCCACAATACCCCAAAAGAAGAAAATGCTGTGGCACTCCTCCGGACCTATCTGCCACAGCCACAATACCCCAAAAGAAGAAAATGCTGTGGCACTCCTCCGGTATACCGTTTGCCACACCCCCACTCACCCCTTCGGGGTGGTGGGGTGTGGCGAAATCAGTCGGAATATACTCAAACCCTGTTGCTAAGGAGTTGCCACAGGTGGGGATTTCAATAGTAAAGATTAGCAAGACGGTCTAAATGCTCAAAAATGCTACGTTTTTGTCCCACATCATCCATAGCGCCAATAATACTAGAGTCGTGGTGGAACACAAAAGTTCTCATAAGACAGGCGTAGTCGGGCATGTTTAGCTTGTCTTTTAAGGCCAATTGATTGATGGCATAAGCTGCCAATATCAAGTGTTTTGCTGCGTCTTCTAGTGTTTGTGCGCCTTCTACATCGTATTCATATTGACCAAGCCCGGTGTCGAACACCGAATTAGAGCGGATATCATCTGCGGTAAACATTGTTGATTTTCCTTTTAAGTTACATATCGAGTGGTTCGTGGAGCCAGTCACCATATTTAGTAACCAAGCCTTTGCCAGTCATGCGTTTTAATGTAGTGTTTAGAGCATTTTTAGGTCGGGGGGCATCTGGGTACAATTTCTCAGCTTGGGCGTCCAAGAAGTCTGTCATCTTAACCGCCCACCCAACCTCAGCCATTGACGCCGGCACACCCTCCGGGACTTCATATTGAGACAATGCGGCCAAAATGCGTTGTGCGGCGTCTGATGGTGGCTGCTTGGCTCGTGCGGCCTCGGCCTCCTCCGGTGTCCGCTCCACCGTCACCACTGTGGTGGCTGCGTTGTCAAAATTGTCCACCCCATCAGTGATTATCACCCGGTTTTCAAAGAACATTTCATCGAACTTTACTCCCCGGAACTTGGTTTCGTGCGGCATCATTTTTGACCCGCCCGGTCCGTCCTTTACCATACATAACAGACCATCTACTTCGCCGCTGAACCCGGAGCCACCGCGGGGTGTCATAGTTTCATATTCACCTGATTTTGATGCTGCTTTAGTGGGGTGCATTAATGCCAACCCTGCTGGCGCATACCCGTCTTCGTCCTTGAGGCCGTCCATCATAATCCTCATGCTGCGGGCCAGCAACTTGGCCTCTGCATTTCCGTTTTCGTCGTCTGCACTGGAATGCGCCGGTCCGGTGTCGAAGATGATAAAGTCAGCATAGTCCATTTGACCCTTGGCCACCTCGATGAACTTCGCCAGTTCTTCGTCGTTGTCTATGGCGAACGGGAAAGCAGTGGCCCGGAAATTGTTGCTAACTATTTTTGGGTCCAGTCCTAGAATGTTTTGCGTGGCTAGCGCCCGGGTGCGCACATCGGCGGGGTTTTCACCGGACAGGTAGAGCACCTTAGACGGTACAGTCCGGCGGTCCTGAAATGGTAAACCTGCAGCGGCCCGGATGGCGAGTGACACGGCGAATGCAGTTTTACCAGCACCCCATTGAGCGGTCAGAGCGTAGAGGTTGTTTTTAGCAAAAACCGACTCCCAGACAAAAACCGACAGCGCCGAACGTTTTGCCACCAAGGAGTCCGGGTCATTAATGTCGTAAACTATGTCGGAGTCCCAGCGGACGGTTTCGTCGTAGCGCTTTTTAAATGCACCGTCTATCATGCGTTCGAACTCTTTACTTTCTACGCGCTCCAACCATTCTTTTTTGCCTCGTTGGCGAACCACGGCTTCCTTGATTGAAGTGTAAACCACCCATTCGATGAATTCGCGGCTTTCTCCCCGGTTGACCATCCGAGCAATCAACCGCATTGAGCTATCATGAACGTCTTCCCCGTGTTCAATATTGCGGATGAAAAAACTGTCTGGCAGTTTACCCTCCTTTTCTATGGTCTCGGTTTCTTTTTTCTTATTAATATAAGGGGTTGGCGTGATGTGTTCAACCTTGTCTATCGGGTTTCCCTTTACCAAATAGGTGCGGTGGTTCTCGGGTTTTTCCCGATTGCCGCCAAAAAAGAAGCATTGAGCAACACCCCAACTTTCACCAGCGAGTATGCCCCCCAGCACGCCGTTTAGCCGGTCCACCATATGATTCCGTTTGTTAACGTTCATAGGCTCGGATAATGGAACAAAAGCGTGCCACTTTGGGAATTCGGGCGCATTATTGTATGAAGTGTCAATGATCCCGGTTATCCCGGCTTCTGTTAAGCAGTCTCGTGCCCACTCGGCGGAGCGTTGCCCGGCATCATAATCAACCTCGATGCCGTGAATGTTAACCATACCATCTTTTCCCCGTTTTGCATCGAACTCTGCCAACTTGATCATTCGTGACCGGTCTTTGTCGGGCGAGGTTTCTTTCGTCAGCAGTTCTGCCATTTCCTCTAGACTGGACTCTATTGTTTTATACGTTTCTGGTTGATTCTTGCTGGGCCATATCGTGTATTTCATAACTGTATCCTTTAGGTGAGTGTTGCGGGCTGGATTATAACACAAACGCCACAGTGCCACAAGTGTAACAGCAGCAATAACCGTGGCACTGTGGCAGTATTTTGGTTGACCGCCGGCCGGGTTTTGTGTTAAACTCGGCATTAATGAAGATAGAACAGGCTGCATGGCAAACCCTGTCGCGGCAGATGCGTGGTCGCTGGTGGTCGCAAAGAATCGAGGATAAACACTCGGTCGGCGTCCCTGACGTTGTTTGTATGTTAAATGGTCAGCACATATGGCTAGAGTTGAAGGCGGCTAGAGATTGCCAAGAGCCTTTGAAGATCAGGCGCTCACAAATCATCTGGATGACGGAGTGTAACGCGGCCGGCGGGGTGTGTATCTTACTTACTCGGTGCGATTCGGTGTGGTATGGGATTCGGGTAACAAACAAAGTCAGGGTTAAGATTTTTTTAAGGAAGCGAGTCGATGTAGATTGGCTCGTGGCAATCGGGGCAAAGTCCGGAAAAGACCCGGAACAGTTGTTAAACTCACTAATGAAGGAACACATCAAATGAAACCCATGAAAGAATACCGGAATAGCGATGTTGGTGCGGTTCGCCAGTTTCAACAGTTGTCCGCTAATATCAGCCCATCGCGAGCGTTGAACGAGCAAGAGATGGTGTATTTCAAAGCCATCATCAACTCTCGCGCTGTTGACACTTGGAACGAATACGACATTATGATGGCCACGGATATGGCGGGCATCATGTACCAGCGCGACCAGCAAGCCGAACGGTTGCACGCTGAGGGGTTCACTGTTCCGGGTGCTACCGGCAACGTAGTCAAACATCCGCTCGTCGGCGTGGTTTACATGCTCTCGCAGCAAGTCATGGCGCTGACCAAGGCGTTGGGGTTGACCGCTCCTCAACGGGGATTAAATACGCCGGAGGCCAAGAACAAGAACGCAACGGACAAGGCCAAACGCGAACAGATAGCCGCGGCCGCTGGACACGACCTCTTAGCATCAGCCGTTGATGATTAAAGCTAAGGCTAAGGCTAAGGCTAAAGCTAAAGCCCGCCCGCCCTCACCGGGTGAGCGGGTGTTGTCGTTTATCGATCAGTATTGCATGACGCCCGAGGGGTCTGATGTCGGCCGGCCATTGAAGTTGTTGCCGTTTCAGCGCAAGTTCATACTCGAGATTTACGACAACAAGCACGCTACCCGGCGTGCCATTCTCAGTATCGCGAGAAAGAATGGCAAATCGGCTATAATCGCTGCTATTTTACTGGCGCACGTCGTCGGGCCTATGGCGAAGAGGAATTCGCAGGTGGTGTCGGGCGCTATGTCAAGGGACCAAGCATCATTAGTGTTCAATTTGGCGTTGAAAATGCTGATGCTTAACCCGATTTTCGAGGGTCACTATAAAGCGATACCTTCGACTAAGCGTCTGATCGGGCTGGCCAAGAACGTCGAATACCGAGCGCTTGCTGCCGATGGGGCCACGGCTCACGGTCTGTCTCCGGTGCTGGCTATTCTAGATGAATGCGGGCAGGTAAAAGGGCCGATGACTCCGTTCATCGAAGCCATATTGACTTCGCAGGGAGCACACGAAAACCCGTTGATAATTATGATTTCAACGCAGGCAGCGAGTGATGCGGACTTTTTATCGCTGCAAATAGATGATGCGATGCGGTCGGGCGATCCCCACACCATTTGCCACCTCTATGCGGCGGACAAAGATTCAGACTTAATGGACGAGTCGCAATGGTTAAAAGCCAATCCGGCGCTGGGTAAGTTTCGCAGCAAAAAAGACTTAGTAGAACAGCTAAAGCAAGCGCAGCGCATACCGGCCATGGAGTCCACCGCCAGAAACTTGCTGCTTAATCAACGCATATCACTCGATTCCATCTGGCTGGCCCCCACTGTATGGAAAAGTTGTAGTGCGTTCCCCAACATCGATCTTTTCCGTGACGGCCGGTGCGTGTCTATGGGGTTGGACTTGTCCCAGCGCAATGACTTGACCGCTGCGGTGTTGTCCGTGATGAGCGACGAAGGCGTGGTACATCTGTTGCCTTTTGTTTTCACGCCGCAGACCGGGCTAGAGGCTCGCGAACTTCGGGATCGCGCACCCTACACGGCGTGGGTTCGTGATAATAAACTCGTGGCGGTCCCCGGTGCTACGATCGACTACGACTGGTTGTTTGAGTATCTTCGTGTCAGGTTAGAAGATGAAGGCATTCGTGTTGATGTTGTGGCCTTTGACCGTTGGCGCATCAACGAAGCAAAAGCAGCGGCGGAGCGTGCAGGTTTTGTCGTGCCGGCTTGGGTGGAGGTCGGGCAGGGGTTTCGTGACATATCGCCCAGAGTCGAATTCTTTGAACAGTTGCTGCTTCAAAATAAGATTGCCCACGGCGGGCATCCGCTTTTAAACATGGCAGCGGCCAACTGCATCGTGGTATCCGACCCGGCCGGCAATCGCAAGGTGGATAAGTCGAAATCTACCCAGCGTATTGACCCCCTGGTGGCTGCGTTGATGTCCGCAGGAGTTCACCAAACCGAACAGAGTTTTGATGTCAGTTCTTTCGTAGTATGATCTGTTGACAAACTATCCATCAATGTGTTTTAATCCGCATCATGGCCAGAAACCGCCCATTTCCTGAGCAGCGACGCAAGTCGCCTCAACCTTCCGGTCCGGGGACTCCCGGCGACGGCAACCATTTTGAGGTTGCCGCATGGAATCCGTTACAAAATCTTGGTCGGTCCTTGAATTAAAGTCTGTTGACAGCGACAGCCGCATTATTCGCGGCATTGCCAGCACAC